TAGCTGGAGCAGTTCCAGTTACTGTAGGCCTTGCCGTAAACACCCCACTGTTTCCATTTGAAGTAGAAGTTCCATTAGTTGTAGAGATAGAAACACCAAATCGATCGTACCAATGAATACTTAATGTGACACTTCTAGAGGTGGACCCAACTGAATACACGCTAAATGTGTAAGGCAGTCCAGCCGTTACTGGTATGCCTGAGCCAATAGGATCTGACTCAGCAGCAGAAATAGATACCGTTTCAGCACTGGCACTTGAGTTAGAGATCCTCAATATTCCACTTTGTTTATTTGAGTATCCATTAATAGTAGTTGGCTCATCCCAGGGAATTGGAAAAGACGATAATACACCTGTTGTTTTTGTTGTAGCAATATCATAAAACGTTTTAGCAAACGACACGGTGTTTGTAGTTACAGCCGTTAAAGTGACTGGAGAAGTTGTATTTATTAATGGTATAGGGGACCCTGAAATGTTTACTTGATCTCCAATACTGTAACCGTGTGCAGTATCTAAAGTTATAATTAATACGTTTGAGGATACTTGGTAGTGGGTAACATTGCATGTAGTAAGCGCCTTTAAGACAGCATTAGATTTGTTTTCCCAAAGACCTGTAGACTCTTCAAAAGAAGAAGAATTGTAATCAAGCATTAAGTTATGGCTTACTACAATTCCGTTAACCCCAGGGTTTGGTAAAGACGCATCTGGGTCAGGTACAGAGTACCCGCTAAACGATTTTGTAAACTCTCTAATACCTTGATTACTACCTTTTTCTTTGTACAGCTGAACAGCATCACGTACAAGAACTCTAGACTGTTGCAATCCAATTTCTGGTTCAAACTTTAATCCAAACTCTTCTAAAAGAGTAGGAAGTATCGCACCGTTGCTAACACTTAAATCGTATCTTTTTGCTGAGTTCTCTATAAAAGTTCTATATTTATCTAACTCAAAACCAAAGATACTTAAAAACTTATATAAACTTTGATTTGTTTCGTTGCTTTTAGCCGAAGACAAACTTGTATATTTATAAGGTTCTGGAATGTATTTATATAATAAATTAGCAGTTTTAAAGTCTTTTACCGCTAAAGCTGATGCGTCGCCTGCTTTAACCCAAACATATTGTGAAATATCGTAAACAAATAAAGAATAATAATAAAATCTTCCAGTAATTATATCGTTGTCGTCTAGTAAAGCGGCAGGATCAAATCCGTAATACCTGTCTAAAAGTTCTTTTCCCTCAAAGGCACTAGTAGGAAACCCATAAGTTCCTCTAACTAAACGAATTCTATTCCAAGAGCCACTAGGACTAGTCCAATTTAACTTTATTTGCCCATGACCGTACGGTACTGCTGTAAAATCAGTTACAATATAATCAACTAAAGCTGGTTGACCATAAAATGCTGAACCGTAATAATTAATACCGTAACGGGACATTTAATTACTCAAATGCTAATAAAGCGTTAACGTTGTCTACTTCTTCTGATATTGGTGATACTAAAGTGCCACTTGCGTCAACATAAGTAGTTGGTGTATTAGATCCACTAGGGCGCCACTCTTGCAAATTAGCAGTTTGTCCAACTCTAGCTTTAACAACTATTCCTATGTTACTGTTAGCAGCTGGAGTAATAAGATTTTGAGAGTCTGCTGACTTCTTTAAGTATTGAGTGTGGGTGTCTGCAACAATACCGGTTTCAATGTTAGCTAGTCTAGCTCCTACAGTTGAAAACGTTTGAGAAGACGCGCTAAAGGAGCCAACTGAAGATGGTGTTGTTGAAACATTTGGATTAACACCAAGCACCGACTCAATTGCTAATACTTCTTCTTGTAATGTGTTAGGGTGTGAAGCGTCAATAACGTCTGTAACGTTAGTCTTAGATGTAAAGACCTTAACCGAACCTGGATAACTTGCTGCCATGATTAACCTGCTATTCCGCCTGAGGCATTGATTGTAAGTACTCCTACTTCAGGTAGCTCATTAAACTCGCAGGTTACATCGGATATAACCACACCAGTTGCTGTTCCTGAAGGAGAAACCGCTGTTGATGGTACGTTAGTAGCTGTTAAATTATATGAAAACGTATTTGAACTTTTTGCAGTAACAACATATCTACCATTAAACACAGTGTCAACACCAGTAATGCTCACAGTGTCTCCAACTAAAAAGCTATGAGTAACGCCGGTAGTAAGAGTGGCTACCCCTGTAGTTAAAACTTTATTGGTTATAGAAGACGTTTTAACTGCTGTTTGTTTTGATAATAAAACTGGTGTTACTTGTAAAACACCGTTAATGCTTGATACTGTTTCTAAAACATCACTTAATTTAATAGTATCACCAAACACAACATTGTCTGTATCTAATAGTAAATTTAAATCATTTTCTATTTGAGTTTTAATTGCAGAAGTCTTATATTGAGGGGCAACTGTAACATCTACTGTTACATCAATTTTTGCATAAGATGGTGGTTGCACTGTTATAGTAGTATTTGGAGGACACTTATCTACATAGTATTCTAATAGTCTGTTAGCAACTGTATTAAATATAGTTGTTGGATTTAATGATCCATCAATACCACGATCACCAAATAAAGCAACATATACAGTTACATTAGAATAAACATTTGCTTTAGCAACAGCTTTTGATATACCTGTTACTTGCAAGGCTAAGCTTGCGTAGTCTGCTAAAGATACCGCTCTGTTTAACGCTTTTAAACTAGCAGGAGCATTAATTCTAATTGAGTCTGTAGACTCTTCGTCAGCTCCCGCTACAGCAGCAGACTGATTATTAACCGATAACCCCGCATTTGAGTTAGTAACAATATAAGTAAGGGTATTGGCAGAAACGTTTCCCGAAGCCCCACCACCAACTCTGTAAGATGCGTATATTTCTGCACCAGAAGGCGGTATTCTTCCACTAACATTGTCGCCAAAAGATACATAAGTAATGTTATCAGCATCTGTATTTACAACAAATACTGGGTCACTTCCAACGTAATCAATTATATAAGGAACTTGATTATAGTTAATTCCGTTAACACTTATTGATACGCTACTTTCAATAATTGAAGTTTCTGAAAGCTCAAAAGTTTGTCCAGAAGCTCCGTTTGAAGTGCCAATTAGTTCATCAAATACGCTTTCACCTTGAGTAGCTATAACTGTTGCGCTTCCATTTACCGTTCCTACTTTAGCTGGAACAGATATAGACGCAGCGGTTTCAAATATGATTTGAGTAGATTCCCCATTAATTATAGAAGTAGTTGCTACTTGAGTAAGGGCAGGTACAGTTATTGTACCCGCACTGCTGTTTTGAAAAGTTAACTCAACAAGGGATGCTGTTTTTTGTGTTGGTACATACCCTAGTAACGATGCAATTTGCAATACGCTGTTTCTTTGACTTGCCGTAGTGATAAAAGATTCATTAGTAGACCTATCAATATTGTAATTAAGTAAGTCTCCTACATAAGAAAACAATTCTAATAAAACAATACCAAAATCTGCAGCATTTCGTGAGGACCACTCTGGAGCATAAAGCGGGATTAAGTCAAGCAAGTCTTGCCTAATAGACGTGTAGTCTCTAGACGTATAATTTACTTGAGGAATAAAATTAGTACTCACTTAGTCCCTCCAAAATAGCGTCTCCACTTCTTGTAAACAAACCATACTTTATACTTACTACATCATCTTCATTTGTTGGAAGTTTGTAAGTTACAGTAAACTCAAGTGTACCATCTTCTGGTTTTAAAACTTCTACTTTGTTTAAAACTAAATCGGGAAGCCACTTAGAAAATCCGGCTCTTACCTCTGAAACAACTATAGATTCGGCTTCTGATTCAGTTTCAAAAACGGAAGTTCTGGCCGCGGTGCCAAAAGTGGGTACCATAACCCTCTCGTTATATAGGCTCATAATTACACCTATGACCCTATCTTGGTATATCTTTTTGTAATCTGTTGTGTATCCAACTTCGCCCGCAGCGGTAAAGGTAAAAGGTAAAGCGATGCATCTTTGCGACATTACTCAGCTCCTATCCATACGGGAAAGTTAGGGTCTCCTGCTATAAACATTACCCAAACTATAGTTCCGGGTTGTGGTTTCCATTTACCTATTAAGTTTATAGTAGCAATAATTCCAGGAACTGCAGGCCCAACCCCCGCAGAATCAGCGCTTATAAAGGTATTAGTATTGCTAGCAGAGGCTACAAACTGAATGTAGTCCCCAGCGTCTAAGTCTAGAACAAGGCTAACAGTCATTGTAATCTCAGAATTGTTTCCAGCCAATGTAATTTTAGTATTACTGTATGGGATGTCTACCCCATTCTTTCTAAACCACATGTTAGCCGTGCCAGAGCTAGCGTTAGTTTTAATAAACATAGCGGAGAACTGAACAAAGTAATCTCCAGTCTCTTCTACATACATGCGGTTTCCATCTAAATATGTTTTACTGGTGTCGGCCTCAACCCAACTAGTATTAATTACAGTAGGCGTGTTAACCCCAAGAGCCTGGTCAGCGGTCGTATAGAACGTTCCATATGGATATTTAGACTGACCTATGCTTCCACTAGACGCCCTAACCCAATCGGTTACATTGTTTCCAAAAAGTTGAGGAACTTTAATTCTTACACGCCCTTGACTTTCGGGGTCGTTAGAATCAACAACTAAGCCTTCGTATAATCCGTAGTACCTGCGGTCTGCATCTATCATTTTTTCAACAATCTTTTTACTACAACTGGAGGTTTGTAGGGGCTTACAGGTTTAACTACTCTTAAATCTCTTAAAGTACTGCTCCATTTAGGAGCCATTGTTTGAGCCTTTTTATTGTTTAGTTTGTTTAAAGATGCGTTAGACGTCTTTTTATAAAAACCGCTAACTTTTAATTTAGTTTTGTTTTTAGTTTTTGTGTTTTTAACATTTGGTTTTATAATTCTTTTTTCTTCGGAACTTGGGTTTTCAATTAATCCTAAAGAATCCCAGTTGTTAGACTGCCCTAAAGCATCGATACCTAACTCTAAAACTGTTGTATATACTAAAGTGTTTATTCCTGTTCTTTCAATCTTATGTTCTAACGATAAGATTACCCAATATCCACTATATTCAGAACCAACTCCGGAGAGGTATATAGGTAGATCTGGTCTAAGTTCTGGATTCCCTATTACTTCTGCATAACCCCGGTATCCAAAACGTTGCCGTTCTTCAGCAGCTTTTGTTTCCCACATAGCAACTTCAGAGTTAGAAACTACTGTATTAACAGAAAATCTATCAAACTGCTCAGGAACAACATTCTTTCTAGAAGACTTTTTACTTTTTTGCTTTACGTATTGAAGCTCAATTCTAGAAAACCTATCAACTCCGGCATAAGATAGCGCGGACTTAGCATCATCTTCTTCATCTCCAAATTGTAAACTTTCTCCAATAATAGGTCTAAAACTATAAGTATCTGTTCCTCCTAAAGTTTCAGCAGTGCTCATAGTGAACCTTTTTGCATAAGTTCTATTTTCAGAGTAATCTTTTGATAACGGATAAAAATATAAAGATGTGTTTTCCGCTCTTAAGGTATATCCTACTTTTTTAGCTAACCATACGAGTAATTGCCAATCAGTTCTTCCGGCTTGAGCTATTTGAGGAAATACTCTTTTATGCGGCTCAACAAAGTAAGAAAACTCATATTTACGAGCAATCTTCTTAAGAACTTGGTCTGCAGTTACGTTTGTATAAATAGTTTGAGATGTATTTTTCATAACGTAAGATGCTCCAATAATATGTACTTCTACACTTCGTTCTCCTGGAGAATATATTGGTTTTATATGGTGTACATACCCGTTAAACGTTCTAGTAGACGAACCGGGCGTGTTTAAAGTAACTACTACTGGAGACATAGGTTTTACATCGTAATAGTTTACTTCCCAGTCTTTAAATAGTATTATTGCGTATTCATGTTCGTACCTTGCTTGTTTTAAATTAAATTCGTATACTAAACTAGGTCCTGACACACTATACGGAAAGTCTACAGTTACAAACTTAAACATTTAATAAAATCTTTACTTTAGTGCCCGCAGGTATAGTTAAAGTGTCTTTAATTTGAGGATTAAGCTCTGGTATTAACCACCATAATTTAGAGTTTTTATAAAACTTATTAGCTATTTGGTCTAATCTTTCGTCTTCTATTATAGTGTGCTCTACATATTGAATAACTCCAAATGTAGAAAACTCATATAAAACTACTGGTAAAGCATCTCCATTAACCTCAGTAGTAACAAAGTCTACCAATGCGTTATCGTACCTAGACCCTCTATAAATTGCCATATGTAATCCTCTTCTCTACTCTTTGTTTTCTAATCCAAAACCTGTGTAAATCCATACATCAAAAGCGAGTTCTGTTCTTAATGGAATCATATTAGTATTGAAAGCAGTGTGCTTCATTGAAACTGATTGCAGCCAGCCTACATAAGATAATGGCTTTAAAGAAGATGAAGAAGGTCCAAACTCAATTGCAGTTAATGCGGGATATAAGTAACCTAAGTCATAAGTTTCTCTACCTAATGGGTTAACTGGTTGTTTATCTTCAAGTAAAGTACCAGCGTTTATCATTTTAAAAATGTATTCAATATCGTGCATTGTGCCGTATTCCATTAAGTTTTTTAACTTCTTTGCGTA